TTACTATACCCCACTTTTGGGCAATCTCTTTATTTTAATTAAACGCCGACGCCGGTTACGAGGGTGTTTATAGTTCTACCAACGTCAGTTCCCAAACCAGTGTTTTCTGGAGTTTGAATTGCGTTGTCGTAGTGGATTGTTAATGTTACTGTAACTGCTTCGCTTGCTGAATAGTTTAGTGTGTTGTAGTTAGCAGCACTTACATAGCAACCATAAAGTTCCCATGTTTCGAGAACTGTTGGAGTAAATGCACCATTACCACCATCAAGTATTTCAATACGAGTCAAGAACTTGTAATCTCTACCAGATGCAGCACTTGCTTGTTCCATAAAGTCGAACTGCTTTTGTAGCTGAGTTCCAACCAACTTCTGTACGTTATTGTTAACGTCTTCACGTAGGTTAAGAGTAATTGGTTCCCAAGTGTGCTTACCTGCTAGGTTCACTTTTGAGTTATAAACATGTAGTTCCATGTTTTCAAAACTTACGTTGGGTCTAGTTACATCTATAACCTGCTTTGTAAGTTCAGTAGTTGGTGTTCCAACACCGAAGTTTTCCAGTGTAACACGGAAACGGTATTGAAGTTTTGGCATTAGCAAACCTTGACTGCTTGCGCTGTCGTTTGTTGCTAATGGCACTGTTATTTTGCTTAGTGATGAGATTGCCATCTTGAATATAACTCCTTATATAGAGTATTTATCTTCTTTTTCTTATTTTTTGCAATGCTCATTAAAAAAGCCGCATAAAGCGGCTTTTTTCTTTATTATAGTCCGGCAATTTCGCCAGTATTTTTAAGTCTCAATGGAATGTAAATAAATTCAATTGCCTTAACTGGTTCAATTGCTATATCTACCCAAAGTTCGTTTCTATCGATTCTTGCAGGTGTGTTGTTGGTTTCGTCACAAACGACCAAGTAGTCATATATTGCACGTAGACCAACCAATTCTATCATCAAGCTTTCGACTTGCTGTTTGATTTCGTCGCGTGTAATCTTGTCGTTTGGTTCGAATATGAACGGTTTTGCAAGGTTCTTTAGTTGGCTTCTTAGATACACAACCAAACGTGCAACGTTTACTCTGTCTAGAGCACTTGCGTTTCTTGCACGAGTCTTTTGACCGTAAACAACCAATCCAGCACCATTCAAGAATGTTATTGGGTTTATGTTGTTTAGGTATAGTGTATTTCTTTGACCTTCGTTAAGAGCAATACTTACAAATTCACCTTCAGCATTTATATAACCAGTTGCGGTTGCGTTTGTTACTCCGCCACGGCGTGTACCTGCTGGTGCAAACCATGGATAACCAACTTGGTCGTTGAGAGCAATAGTTCTCAATGCCATGTGGCTTGCTGGAACAACGATGTTTCTGCCTGCGTTGTCGCTAGTAAATCCAGCTGGGTAATATACACCCAGGTATTCATCACGACTTACAATACCTTGATCGTTGTCTTCAACAACTGAGTTCACGTTTGTTGCCCAGTCATTTAGTGCTGTTGTAGTTGGTTGTAGGCGCAGTGGGCTATCACCAACAACAAATGCTGTCAAGCCTCTGTCGTAGTTCAAGCTAATCATTTCGCCAATAAGTTCTGGGTATGCAGGGCAAGCAATTAGGTTAAACAGTCTTGATTCATCATCACGAATGTCCTGGTTGCTATTTACCAATGCTTGTAGACTCTGTACAACTACTTTGCGTTGTGCATTTCTACCGAAGCTACCTGAACCGTCAACGTTATTTGCACTTTCAGTTACCCAACGGTGTGGATAGTAGTTTGCTGTGAATTCATTGTTGTATCTTGCGTTTCTACCACCCAAGTTAACATATGCTCTCACAAAACGCTTTACGTTGAAACCACTGCGACGTAGGTTCCAAAGTAGCATACCTTTTGGATACAATGCTGGATCTGGAGCATCTGCATCTAAGAAGTTGCTGGTTAGCAATTCAGTTATTGACCCTGATGGTGCTGAAGTTGCAGTACCGCCAGTTATACCGGCTCTCGCATCAGCAAATAGTATACCATTTTCAGTAGTTTGGTCAGTTTTATCAACCAATACCCACTTGTTGGTACTAGTGCTGTAGCGGTATATAACTGGATAGTTTTCTACGTCAGCAGTGTCGATCCAAAGATCACCATCAACTAGTGCGCTTCCGTCAGTTTGTGTTGTTGGCTCACTTGCTGCCACAATTGGTCCAGTTGCGTTTGTATTCTGATAGTCTGTATTGAAATTCTGATAACCGACCCATGTTACACCGTTGTGTATCATAATGTCTACTTCATCAGTGATGCTGCTATACCATAGTTTTCCGTTTTCTGGAATTTCTGTTGGAGCAGTGTCTTTTGCAGTGTAATTCAATACTTTCCACAATGTTGCAACAAATTCCTTGCTTATTGCGTTAGGATCAGCACCTGGTGCATAATACAAGTTAGTTGTTGATGCGTTGTTTGTTTCACTAAATGGAGTGAACAAGTTGTCAAGTGGATGGTTTGCTCCATCAGTTAAACGTATGTCACCACCAGTTACGTGTGAAAGTGTTAGTCTGTTTTGGCTATCAACTTCAGCAGTCAAGTTTTCTATGTTAGCTGCGTTTATAGCTGCTGCGATAACTTCTGCGTCAGATGCAGCATTTGTTGTAGTGAACGAAACTGTTACAGGGCTTGACAAAGCTGAACTTCCAGGAACTGTAACACTTATTACAACTTGGTATGGACCAGCTGGTATACCAGTTATCTTTGAACTACGAATAGTAGTTGCACCAGTGCTGTTTCTTCTATACAACTTGAAAGTTGCAAGTTTTGAACTATCTGCATCTTCAGCAATGTTTGATTGAACATACAATGCACCTTCTGGAATGTTTAGTCCGCCACCAGTACTGTCAAGTGCGTATATAGCATCTTGGTTAGTATTGTATAGTGGGGCCACAGTGTCGTCCCAGGCTTGTGTATTTGCGTTCCACTTCTTAACTTTCCAGTTTGCACCCAAGTTAGGAACTGTTGTTTTAACCCATACAGAACCAGTTGGTCTTGGAGCAGTTTCAGATGTCTTGTATTCTGGAACTTGAGTGTGTGGTTGAATGCTTAGTCTTGGAGCGTAATAAGTTGCTGCTGTTAGACCCAAAGCAGTTAAAATTGTTGAGTCGCCTTGAAGCTTAAAGTAGTCGTGTACAGATCCATCATTCATCAATGCTATACGATTGTTTATAACAACTGCACTAAAACCAGTGTTTGCAGAGCTCATTGCAGTGTTTATATCACTTACCAATGATGCCAATGAAGTACCAGTTGCTACTACATCAACTACTACACTGTCGCCAACACCGGCCACAAATGTCAAGGTGTCACTCTGTGTTATAGTTGGAGATGAAACTGTTCCTGATACTGAAGGGTGGCTTGCTTTCCACTCTGGACTACCAACTTCTACCCAGGTGTTGTCGTAGTTTTTGTACCATAGTCTGTTTACGTTAGTTACTGCAACTAGCGCATATGATCCTGGCTTTCCTAATGAAGGAACTGGTGTATAATTTGCTCCTGCAAAGTTTACAACTTTTGCAGTGTCTGTAACCAAGATAGGGGTTACATTTGCAAACTTCTGTCCACCAATTACTGCGGAAGCACTGTTCCATTCAAAAACACCAAACAAGCTGTTTACAGTGTCAAACCAGTAAGCACCTGGTAATGGATTTCCAGTAGGAGCAGTTGCACTTGGGTTAAGTGAAGCAAGGTCAATATTTGCTCTTACAACGTATGCTCTGTTTGAAACTCCCAAGAATGAATATGCTGCTTGCAATCCGTATTCGTTTTGTTCACCGCCGTGAATTGGGTTGTTATTTGCGTCTGTGTAAAATAGTGGGTCGCCGAATGTCTCAGCAAGTTCTCGCTGAGACGAAACTACGTAAACTTTGCCTGCGTTTGATGCAAGTGTTCCTGATGCTATTCCAGTTTTTGCTGGATTTTGTTTGTTTTCTTTTGTAGCAACAAAAATAAGAGGTGTAGTTCCTGGTTCAGCAGGGGTATAAAAACTTTCGTCAATTACGCTGACCTGTACACCTGGTGATACTAATGCCATTGTGTATTCTCCTCATGGATATATCGTTCGTAGTATTTAGTATATATCCGTAGAAACACGCTTGAATGACACTGGTTTTTGCAGTATTATGCCCAGTTTTTGTTTAGACTTGACATAAATTGATCAACGTTGAATTCCAACTCTGCAAGAGTACCATTGTTGTCGATAGTAAAATCTGCCATCCATTGTTCAAGACTCATGCTAGTTATTGGCTCAGTTGGAAGATGATCGCACCTATCTACCCAGATTGCATAATCAAACACGCCAGTGTTTTTCATTGCATGGAATTCTTTTTTGTTCCGCAAGCCACAATAAATGTCATGAGCTTTGAATATCTCTCGCCCAAGTCTACTTGCATCTGGAACATTGTATGCACATATAGCGTCGTACCACTCGCTTCTGTGATTGTGTCGATCAGCATAGCACTCCTCTTCGTTAGAGTATCCATACTTTTCTTTTAGTTGGTCATATATAAAAAG